TGGGCGTTGATGGTCTCCTTACTCTTGCGGAGAGCGTCAATATCAATCGGGATTCCCCGTTGCACGATACGGCGATTCAGGACACTGATGTCCCGCTCGAACTGGGACCACTTGGACTCGTAGGCTTTCCAAAGACGAAGACAGAGAACGGAGTCCTTGATGGCATACTCTTCTACCTCTCTTTTAAAATCTTCGCTCATACCGTCCCACGTCTTGCCGGACATGTTGTCACGAGTGGATTTGGAGATCTCCAGATCGAAGGCTACCGCAGTGGAGTTCTTCAATGATCTAGGCAACCCGCAAGCAGCCGCCATGTCGGCGGTGCAGTGCCACTCGGCAGGCTCTACCTTCGGCCACCAACCTTTAGTCACGCCGTAAAGATAAAGCGTTTCGTCAAAACTGGCGTTATGGCTCAGGACCGTTTGCCCTTCCAGTAGTTGCCAGTCAAAATCTTTAGGGTGGCCGACCCACTCTAAACCGTCGTCCCCTACAACGCTAACCATGTATGCGTCGAAGGAGTGGTGGGAGAAGTATCCCAACGGACCTAACTTCTTGATGCTGCAATCGCGGTCATAGTAGGTCTCAAAATCTAATGCGTATATTATCATATTATTTAGTCTCTAGGCAAAGAAAGACCCACTCCGGCAGAGACATAAACCGGAGTGGGCCTGTGCTATGCTTATTCCTCTTCGCCGAAATCGAACTCAAGCGGATCGTGAGTATCGATTACGTGCTTTAGGGCTGCCCTGACAGCCCGAAGCTTTTCGAGGTTTTGGCTAATTTGGTCGAACTGCCCTTCAACGTCGGCAACCATATTGTCGAGCATTTCAACTTCGTCTTTCAGAGCGTCAATCTTCAATTCTTCAGACATGACTACGCGCTCAGAAAGTTGTTTACAAAAGAGGCAACACTGTCATCCACCGTTTCTACGGTAGCGGTCAGAGTTGGGTTAAACCAAGTGTATTTACCTTTGGTCAGTTCCTCCGAAGTAAAGTTCCAGATCTTGTTGTGGATCGCCTGTCCGGTAAGAGCAGCATTCGTTGCCAAACGCTTGTAGGTCGAACGATAGGCGTTCTTCCCTACATTGATCTTACCCAACGCATAGGTGTGGTCACCAATAGGCAACTGGTATGCGTCAACATCAGATGACTCTTCGGGCTGCTGGATCAACAAGGTCAACTCAGCGAACTCGGTCATCTCCCAATCAGACTCCTCTCCGATTGCGTTAGCTTGTTCTTTAGACCAAGCGATGCGTGGGATGTCCTCCTCATCGAAGGGGATGTTCTCCCGCCAGCCCTTTTGAGCGACGACAGGAATCACCTTCAAGGATTGGTTTGGTGGAGCGAGTTCGTAGGTCTTATCGAACAAGATAGACCCAACGGGTGCTTCTGACTCAGACATCTTCTGACAGATGTTGATTCGTGGAATCTCAATATCTTCGATATCAAGTTCGATTCCAGTTACGTTAGTGGAGAGACCAGTGTTAGCTTCGGTCTCTGCGATTTCGGTTTTGGTATTAGCCATATTTTCTATTCTGTTTTGGTTTACTGACTCGCGACACTATGCCGCTCGTCTGATGTTTCAATGATTCCCGCGTTCTCGCAGTCGTCATAGAAGTCTTGTTGTTTGCTCCGGTCTACCTTTTTGGAGACCTTGGCGAGGGGGAAATTAACTTGATCCAGCAAAGTGTCCAGATCAATTCCGTAATTTTCTGCGATTTTTACAAAAGCCGCGTTATCAGAGATCTTTCGGGTCCGGCCCATCGACCGTAACTTCAGGCCGTCAAGCTTCTCCCCATCCTTCAGGGCATCAAGCGTTTTACGTTTGATCGACGCTGCCCAGTTCTCAACGATCTTCGCGATGTTGAAAAGCTCCGAGAGTCGGGCCGGATTGTCAACGTCGGTAGGATCGATGTCCGGTAACGTAGTATCCAGTTTCTTGGCTACGTTGATAACGAGACCACCCAACGCAGGACACACCTCTTCGTGTTTGCAGAATCGGCAATACTGAGTCGGGGTGCATTCATTAAGTTCGGGTGTGCCGTCCTGCCATTTCGGGCGGATCTCTTCACCAGCTTTGATCACTCGACTGAGGTCTTCGACAAGCGTCGGCAGGTCTTCGCGTTTGAAAACGTGAGATAGGGTCGCGTTGTGCTGCGGCACGTAGAACGCAAAGACGATCTCTTCGATGTCAGGATACTTCTGGAATGCTCCGGTCGTGTAAGCTTTGGCCTGCCAGTTCTTCTCCGGCGGATCAATGATACTGATTCCGGTTTTGTAGTCGGCCATGACCGCACGCTTACCGCCTTTCAGGATTAGAAAGCGGTCGCAAGTTCCCCACGTCTCAGTGCCATCTAAGGCGACCTCAACTTGGATCTCGTTTAGCTCTTCCTCGATCTCGTCGAAGTTCGTCATGAAGTCCTGCTCCATCTTAACGATCTGTTCGTAGATCTCATGCTCCTCCTCAGTATGGAGGGCAGAAGGATCGAAGACTTCAAGAGCCTCGTGGATTCGAGTCCCCATTTCGGCTGCTGCGGATGTTCCATCACGGCCCTGATAAGCAGCACAAGCGGCTACATACTTTAGGCTAGATGGAGAAAACTCCGCGTGGCCTCTATCGCTATGGTTGGGTTGTTCGTTCATTATTTTCAAAAGCTAATTCAGGATGTAATTCGTTTAGTTGGTCTTGATCAAGTCCGTATCCTTTGCCGTAACCTAAATCAATAAGGTTCTCTTCCTTAATCAATTCTTCTTTGTATGCCCAGCCGACAAATTTCACGCAACGGTTTTTGACAATAGCGAGAACATAGACATCGATGTCTGGGTTGACTTTGCGAGTAGATAGCAGCATGCCGTCTGAGTGGCGCGTCGATTTAACATCGTAATTTAATCCGTTGAAGTTACCGTCTGCACTACCGCTTCTCGGCTTCAGACCTAAATCTGGAAAGGTATTGAATGCTTTCGCAAAGGCATACTCAGCTTTCATGCCCATCACGTCAGCGTCTGCACCATCTTGGTTTCCTATTTTCGCGTCTTTTACGCGAGAACTTCTAGCGATCAAGGACCGTAATCTCCCTAATGTTTCGCAGACGGTTATCTCGTCCGGCTCTAATACTATTTTTAGAGCCGGACCTATAACTGGTTTATATTTAAGAGCCATTGGATTTGGCGGTCATTCCGTTTATCCGCTTCACCTCACGTTGGAGGCGGTCGCGTTTCTTGAGTGTGCGCTCAACTTTGTTGTTCAACATGAAGATCTCATCCTCAAGTAGCTTGAGTCTGACCTTCTCTGCCTCTGATAAGTATTTAGTGTTGGTGTTCATTTTGTTGTTTTCTGAATTTACTAATAATGCTGTTTATCGCGTCACGGCCAAGGTTGAACGAACGCGCTATCAAATCTCTCGAATATCCCAAATCGGCTAGCTCAGTGATTACACGATGCCTAATGTGAGAGGATTGCATTCTGGTTTGGATGGTCCTACCTTTTGGGCCGCCCTCATCAAAGCGGCTCATTATCCATTTAGGTGGTAGGCCATACTGCTCTGAATATTTTTTGATAAGCCTTGTCGCATCAATGACAATCGCTTCCTGCATCATTTTCGAGTTCTCTTTTATCTCTGTGGTTTCCATGATTATTTGATTTCTAGCTGCTTAATATTGTAGAGGATGTTCTCAACAATCTTCTTTATCTCTGGCTCAATGTTGATCTTTTTCTCAACTGATTGAACTGCGTGAGCTACGCTGCTGTGGGATACGTATCCGAAGTAGTCAGCTAGGATCTGTTGCTGTATCCCGTAGAATTTTCTAAGGATACCGACCGCTACCGATCTCGGAATTGAATATCGTGATGCTCTCGACTTCTTAAATAGGTCTTCATCTTCGACGGAGAATTCTCTCGCCACGAGTGATACTACTTTATCAATAATGGTCTGCTTATAATTAGTTAGTCCGGCTATTTTGTTCATTGGTGTAAGGTGTTGAGGTTTGAAGTTTTCTCTTCGATTACGCGCATGACATGCTCTTCGATAGAGCCGTCAGCGACTAAGATCTTCTGGATAGCGTCGCTCTTCGCACCGTTACGGTGGATACGGCCTAACGCCTGTAAATGATCTTTCACGTTAAAGGTCGGTGAGATCAACGAGATCCGTTGGCGGTTACCGTTGATGTCATGCAGCGAGATTCCGGTTCCGCCAGCCGCGATGTTGACGACAATGACGTTCTGCTTGTCTGCCTGAAAATCGTCAATGATCTGCTGACGCTCCTCTGCCGTCTGTCCACCGACAATAGCAGGGCAATCGAGCAGACCAGATAAGACCTCAGCGGTATCGGAGAAGTTCACGAACATGACGACGCTGTTGCCTTGTTCGATATAGTCCTTAGCCATGTCCGCCATGTCCTTCGCTTTCAGCGATTCAGCGAGCTGTCTTGCACGTAGCAGATTTACAAGGACCCACTCGCTGTCGTCCACCGATCCGGTGAGTAGGTAATCCTCGATGATCTCCGGCGTGATGCCGAGTTTCTCATACGCCTTCGCGATTTTTGACGCAGAGGTAAAGGCTACAGGCTCCACGAATACACGATTCGCTTTAAAGGAATCAGGGAAGTCATCGACCGTCAGGCGTTTGACGTTCTTGCTATACATGACCTTATTGAGGTCACTGAGCTTTGACTTACGGAGTATCTCCCACGCACCCCATTCATTCTGGCTACAACCATACTGCATCATCCAGCCATACCAACTCTTGAGGCCGTCTTCGGGCTTGTTCAGGTTGTGAAGACCCAACGCGAACCCGATTGGCCGCATCTCTGTCGGGTCTTCGGCGGCAGTCGCGGACATTGCGTGGACGGAGTAGCCTTGAGCTACGAGCGAAACCAACAACTGGGCGTTCTGCGTGTAAGGTCCCTTACACTTGTGGACCTCATCCACGAGCATGAGCGTGTTTTCTGGCAAGTGCCACTTCATGATCTTCTTTCCGCGCTTGGACATGAAGTCTGTCTTTCCGGTCCTGATCTTCTCGTAGTTGAGAACGAACAACGGTTCGATGCCGCACTCGGCGAGTTCG